TACGAAAACGCTCCCGCACTGATGGAGCGAGCAGAAGTCTACAACACTGGCACCGTCAATCACTTGCCCGCATTGAAAGTGTCAGGCACGGCCTTTAACACTGAAGCAGAAGTTGAACTGAATCCAGGATTTGCCGTGGCCAGCAACAACAACGGAGTAGCCTTTGTCAAACAGCAGACACAGGAGTTTGCCATCCTGGGTGTGGGACTTAGAGCAGGCGAACCCTATCAACGCAGTGACCTACAGATCCAGCGTGTTCAAATCACGGACCTGGGCAACGTGAATCCACAGAACTCGGGCCTGTTCTACTGGCGACTATTGTTCAATCCCACCTTGGGTGGCGACTTCACAGCACCTGGCACGGCCACGCAATATTTGACAGGCAAGAGCAGTCGCTATTGGAAATTCACACAAAACACCACATTCTCAGGTGGCATTGAACTGTTTTCAGGCTATGCTCAGGCCACTACCACTGTAGAGATACAGACTGCTCTAAACTTCTTGAACTTGGGTTCTAACATTGACTACACTGATGCTGACCGGGTAGTTCTGGTAGTCAAGCAGTTGGTGGGCGGTACAGACAACGGCAACATTGTGGCTGCTATAAACTTTATCGAAGCACTATAACCGTTGGGCTTGACAATGTCCATTTAATGTAGTATATTATGTCAATAACTCTCACTAAATAACCTTATGATATTTGGATACTTTACCTTAGCTGTTGCTTTACTAATTGAAATAGTCGGTGCTTATTACAGTATCACCGGCCTTGCTGCCATTTTCTCTGGTGCAGTAATTCCTATCCTTATCATGGGTGGTGTACTAGAATTGGGCAAGGTTACTGCCGCAGTTTGGTTAAAGAACAATTGGCATCGTGCCAGTATGCAATTTAAGGCTTACCTTCTACCAGCAGTGGTTATATTAATGTTGATAACCAGTATGGGTATTTTTGGTTTCTTGAGCAAAGCACACAACGATCAAAATTTAGTGTCGGGTGATGTGCAAAGTAAGATTGCAATCTATGATGAAAAGATCAAAACAGCCCGTGAAAATATCGAAGCCAACCGCCGCCAGCTTAAACAAATGGACGAAGCTGTTGACCAAGTTATGGCACGAAGCACCGATGAAAAAGGTGCCGACAAAGCCAATGCTATACGTAGAAGTCAACAAAGAGATCGTGTTGCGTTAGCCAAGGACATTGAAACCAACCAGAAACTTATTGCTAGTCTAAATGACGAGTCCGCACCAATCCGAGCCGAAGTACGCAAAGTTGAAGCTGAAGTTGGACCTCTTAAGTATATTGCCAATTTAATTTACGGAGAAAATCCTGATGCTAACATTTTAGAGAAAGCTGTTACTTGGGTTATAATAATCATTGTTGCAGTATTTGATCCGCTGGCACTTGTACTAATATTGGCCGCACAGCAGAGCCTACGCTGGGCCAAAGAAGAAGATCCCAAAGAAAAAACACCATCAAAGGATACAGCTCTGCAACCGCAGGAAGATATTCCAGAACAAGATGAACCAAAAAAGGTTTCTAACAGCAGTTGGCCTACTGCCAGTGAGCTATGGCCGTTTCCTAAAACTAACAGACAACAAGAATCAACAGTTATAGAACCTGTAAACGCAGACACTACACAAATCACAGCAGATGCCGGCCAGGAGGCGGTTGCCCCTGAGGGCGAATTTTTTCGAAGAGAACAAGAATTGGCCCAAGAGGTTGCTAGAAAAAACCAAGAGCTTGAGCAATTACAAACTACCTTGGCGGAAATAGCACAAGACTACAACAAGCTACAAGAGCAAAACAACACTAGTTTAGAACGTAACTTAAACTTACAAATACAACTAGATGATCTTAAAAGTCAAATCAGTAGAAACAACAACTTTGGTAACGTAACAGAACGTCCAGGGGATTATGTAGAAACAACTCCTGAAGAACTAATTCCCGAATTACCAGTGGTTGAAGCTATTGAGGGCAGTGATTATGTTCGTGTAGATGGTAAAGTCTATAGTCGCGAAAGTCTTAGCGTTATGATGCCGGACCTACTACCACATGCCGACAATGCACACAAACAGTTGGCCGCATCACATTGTGACTTTGGTACAGAGTTTCCGCAAAAGCCTAAAAAAGCCGACATGTTTTTACGTGTAGACTATTTGCCAAATAAACTATACAAGTGGAATGGCATTAAATGGTTAGAAATTGACAAATCGTCAACTGACAGCTATACTTACAATGAAGAATACATCAAACATTTGATTACTCAGTTAGAGTCCGGTGCTTACGACAGTGAAGACCTAAACAATGCTGAACGTGATCAAATTGAAGAATATCTAAGAAAGAATGCACAGTAATTTTATAACACCACCAGACACTACCAACGAGGCCAAGCATACTGTATTGTTAGTAGACCCCGTTTGGTCCGACATACAAGCAGTTGCTATGATTTGTAAAACCATTGGCACAGACTTTAATGTGTATGTATACGATGCCAGCATGAACAACATTGATTGGTTGACGCAAGTTGCTGAATTGAGTGCCGCTATTATAGTTAATACAGAGGCTACAACATGTAGTCCAATTAAAGATCGATTAATAGATTTACCACGCACCTACTATTACGGTCCAAAAAACTTTTTATCAAATACCAAACGTATTGCAAATCCTCAAGAATATTTTATCGACTATGCAAGACAACACAGTACAGCCACTACATTGTAATTTCTGCGGCAAAAGTCGTAATGAAGTTGATAAACTAATTGTTGCCAACGATGCTGGTATTTGCAATGAGTGTATTACACTTTGCAACAACATTCTAAACAAAGAAAACAACGACCGAGTACGCAGTGATAAAAAAATATCACGCATACTGGATCCTGTAAAAATCAAACGTCACTTAGATGACTACATTGTTGGTCAAGATGCGGCCAAAGTTGCATTAAGTGTTGGTGTAGTAAATCATTATAAACGGGCTTTCTTTACCAGCGACATAGAATTAGAAAAAAGTAACATTCTTATCTATGGCCCAACGGGGTCGGGCAAAACACTACTAGCCAAAACCATTGCCCGATACTTGAATGTCCCATTTGTTATTGCTGATGCCACTACACTAACTGAAGCTGGTTATGTAGGAGAAGATGTGGAATCGGTTATTGCTCGCTTGCTCAGCGAAGCTGACAACGATATTGAGCTATGCCAACAGGGTATTGTGTTTATTGACGAAGTGGATAAAATTACTCGTAAAAGTGAATCAGCTAGTTTAACTCGCGATGTGTCCGGCGAAGGTGTACAGCAAGCCTTATTAAAGTTGGTAGAAGGTACCAAGTGTCGTGTTAGTGTAACTGGCGGAAAAAAGCATCCAGCATTAGATCAAGTGGAAATTGACACCAGTAAGATCTTGTTTATTGCCGGCGGAGCATTTGTTGAAATAGATAAAATTATTGAACGTAGACAGCGTGGTAGCAACATTGGATTTACTAATGAAGTCGCACCAGTAGTTTCAACCAAAGCCATACCCGAGGACTTTGTTAAGTTTGGTATGATACCAGAATTTACCGGACGTTTTCCTATCAGCGTGGCCATCAACGAGTTGACCATTGAAGATTTGGTACGCATATTGCTAGAGCCAAAAAACAACTTGATAGCACAAATGCAATTTTACTTTGAATCGGACGGATTGGAACTGGAATTTTTACCAGAAAGTATTGCGGCTATTGCAGAGTTAGCATATAATATGCAGGTTGGTGCTCGTGGTTTAAAGAGCATACTTGAAACTATACTAATGCCTTATATGTACAGCGTAGCAGAATTAAAAGCTCAGGGTATTAAGCGTATAGAAATTACAGAAGCAACAGTAAAAAATCAAGAAACACCTAACTTAGTTAAATAAACTTATGACGACTTATAGAAAACCACCTTTTACATTATCTGGCAGTACCGTTATTGTCACTAACGATAACGTGGAAAAAGCCCTACGCAAGTTTAAGAAAAAGATTCAAGAATCTGGCAAGTTACAAGAACTCAAGGATCGTGAATTTTACGAAAAGCCAACTACAGCACGTAAAAAGGCCAAGAGCCAGGCTGTTCGCCGTCGGAAGAAAAAGCTAGCACAAGAAGCTTTGCCAAAAAAATTGTATTAATAAATTCTTCGTGTATAATAAATAAATGTGTAGTGCCGATAATCGGGCTACATTCACAGTCATTACTTGCTTATGAAAAGGAGAAAACAAATGACACAATTTACATTATCTACCCTTGACTTACCTACATTACATCGCCATGCAATTGGATTTGATCGCATTTTTGACGAGTTAAATCGTACTTTTGCAAATAGCCGTACAGATGGTAATTATCCTCCGTACAATATTGCTAGACTTGATGACAGTCATTACGTAGTTGAAGTAGCAGTAGCTGGTTTCAAAGACAATGAACTTGACGTAGAGTTAAAGGACGGAGTATTAACTGTTAAAGGCGAACAAGCTAAAGCAGAAGATAAAACCGGAGTAGAATATCTACATCGTGGTATCAGTGCTCGTAGCTTTACTCGTACATTTACATTAGCCGACAATGTTGAAGTACAAGCCGCAACAGTACAAAACGGCATTCTTGCTATTGCTTTGGAACATATTGTTCCGGAAGAAAAGAAGCCCAAGAAGATTGCAATTACTTTCAATAAGTAATATAATCTAAACAAGGGCGGAATCACCCGCCCTTGATTGTTATTCAAATATAATATGGCAGACACTAAAACCCAAACGACTATAAAACCTCGCATTGAGCCTAAACTAGATCTAGCACCACCGACACTATTCAAAATCATTTACATCAATGACGAAGTTACTACTATGGAATTTGTTATCGAAAGCCTGCGTAGCGTATTTGATTACGAAACCGACGATGCACACGCATTGTGCATGAGAGTACACGAAGACGGGTCGGCTGTGGTTGCCACTCTTCCTTATGAAATCGCCGAGCAAAAAGGAATAGAAGTAACTATTCTTGCTCGTAATAACGGATTTCCACTACAGGTTAAATTGGAGCCAGACAATTGATTTTCAATCGCATCAAGGAATTAAAGGCCGAAGGTAAACGCATCGGCATTACTTTTAGTCAATTTGACATGTTGCATGCCGGGCATATTGCTATGCTTGCTGAAGCCAAGAATCATTGCGATTATCTAATTGCAGGGTTACAAACAGATGCCGCAATTGATCGTCCAGAAACAAAAAACCCACCTGTACAAAGTATAGTGGAAAGACAAATTCAATTGGCAGCTTGTCGCTATGTCGACGAAGTGGTTGTTTACACAACTGAGCAGGATCTCATTGACCTGCTGTTAATTCTACCAGTTGATGCACGTATTATTGGTGTAGAATACGAACACAAAGATTTTACTGGACGCGACGAGTGTATGATGCGTGGTATTGACATTGTATACAACAGTCGTGACCATTCATTTAGTTCTAGCAGTCTGCGTAGGCGAGTTGTTGCCGCAGAAAGCGATAAGCTATTAAGAAATAGCAATTAATAAATCAAAAAACATATTAATTTTATTTAAAGGAGAAATTATGTTTAAAAAACTTATGTTAGGCATGGCTTGTGCATTTGCCTTGGGTACTGCATCGGCTGAAACAATTAAAATTGTTATTCCGTTTCCACCCGGTGGTCCAACGGATATTGTGGGCCGTGCTGTAGAGCGTAGCTTAACAACTAATATGCCAGGCTATAATTTTATTATAGAAAACAAAGCCGGCGCCGCTGGTCTAATTGGTACAAGGCAAGTAGCACAAAATAAAAATCAAGAAACTATGATTTTAGTTAATGCCAGTTCTGTGATTAGCAACAGCCTAAGACCGGACGCTGGATACAATATCCAAGACGATTTAACACAGGTTGCTTATGTAGGAAGTTTGAGTTTTGCACTAACTACTGGTACTGATTCCCCGTTTAAGTCAATTCGTGATTTCACTCGTGCAGATCCTAAAAAAGAAATTAACTACGGCTCTGCTGGTGTTGGCACAGGTAGCCACATCACTATGGAAGTGTTAAAGTTACGAACAGGAAAAAATCTTGTGCATGTTCCTTACAAAGGTGAAGCACCTGCACTAACTGATGTTATGGGTGGTCAAATTCCGTTGATCATGACAGGTACTGCTGGCGCAATTAAAAACCCAGATCGTCTACGTTTATTGGCTGTTACAGGCTCACAACGTAGTCCATTGGCACCTAACGTGCCAACATTAACTGAATCAGGAATTCGTGGGTTTGAAAATCCAGTGCAGATGTATATGGTGTTTACTAACAAAACAGCAAATCCTGAAATTGTAAAACGTATTCAGGCTGTGTTAGTAAAAGAGTTATCTAATACGGCAACTGCTAAACCTTACCTTGACGCCGGATTGGATATTAACACTAAAAAAATCACGGACTTCAATGATTTAATTGTAAATGACATTGAAAGAATTCGTTCAGTTTTTGATAAAATTCAATAATTATCAAGCACTAGCATGATTGTTAAGTCAAATTACGCATATGGAATGTATCGCGTGGGAGAGACAGATTATCTGAATAAATCAGATGCTCTCTTTCATGCTAGTAAAACAAAACAAAATGTATCTTGGGATTTTCACGAGTCTGCGTTTTCGACACAGAATTGGCAACTTAGACCTCCGGGAAATCTCAACGATATGTATAGAGAACGTGCTCAACAAATTAGAGATACCTACGATTACGTCATTGTACACTTTAGTGGTGGTGCTGACTCGTGGACTGTACTTAACAGTTTTCTTAGCAACGGTATTCACGTGGATGAAATTTACACTCGTTGGGCTAGAAAAGAAGAACAGTATAAAACTGTTAATAATATAAACAAAGATGAGTTTAATCTAGTCAGTGAATTTGAATATGCTGTAAAACCAGTGCTGGATCACATTTCTAAAAACTATCCAAATATTAAAATTTACATAGACGATTATTCTGATGAATACGAAAAAGACTTAACTGAGCAGAAGTTCCTCAACGGCGGTCACTATATTTCCATGGGAACCTTTCATAGGTTTTCGAGAAAAAGTCCTTGGGAACAACAAGCAGTTAAGGAAAACAAATCAGTTGGCGTAGTTTATGGCTTTGATAAGATTCAATGTCATGTTGAGGGAAATAAATTTTATGCCTATTTTGT